TGCAACTTCCGTTCGCGCAATCCGCTGTACTTCAAACTTTTTAAGGTGTTGCATATACGGCGCTATATCCTTCATTATGTCTTCTGAGCGCCGCCCCTTCATTGTCTCTTGTTGAATATATCGTGTTGCTCTCTCCGCTATGCTTTGCGGCAAAGTTGTAATGTACTCTGTGTTTTCGTGAATCAAAGAATGCAAGCGAATACCTAAACTCCCCTGCATTTCGCGTTGCAGCATTGAATATATAACACGTCCCTTGCTTGCTTTCGTTGCCGCTTCCCGCCATGAGCGAGAGTTGCCCCGCGCAACCATCGTTACCATATTCGCCGCTAACTTCGATGCAAAACCTTGAATAAAATTTCGCGCTTGTGCGAATTCCACCAATCGAGCGTTTAACTCGCCTAACGTTGAAGTGTCTGGAAACTTGAAAAAGCGTTCCAATAGAGCGGAGATTTCCTGTTGATACCAATACTCAAAGCGAGTTGGACGGTGGAACGGTGAGTTAATCATTTACCAAACAATCTGTTTAACAAGGAATCTTTTGCTTTTGATTCTTGTTTTTGTGGCGAAAGTAAAATCATGTCTCCGTTTTCAAACAAAACTTTCTTCATGCCAAACGGAGTATCAGCAACAGTAGCTTTGCGACCATCAATTACAATCTGTTCAATCACGTTTTTCTCCTAACTGTCATAAACCTTGTTAATCATTGCGTAAAACTTTCTCCATTTTGGTTTAGCAACGCCGTTCAATTCGCTAAGTTGATTGTGTTTAACCATCAAATCATAACGCGCAATTTCAGCGAATGTTTCGTGCATAGCTTGTGAAGTTTGAGCAACTCCGTCATTCCATGATTTCCACCATTGCTTTGAGTATTCGCTAACCCCGTCTTCTTTATACAATTCTCGCTCATCAATGTTATTCATCATTGTGTAAAGCGGATATTGTTTCTGATATTCGGGCAATAACGAACCATCGGCCCTCATGCTATGATAAGCGTCAGGATCAGATTTCAACTGTTTAGTTTCTCTTTCTATCATATTTAACACTATTTGAAATCTAACATGACCTATTTCATGCGAAACAATACCTTGTAAAGCATCAGGATCGTTTTCAGGAATAGACGAAGGATACAACGTTATCTCTCTGCTATTCAAATCGGCACTACCGGCATAATTCATAGTTTGACCGTTAAGCATAAACGTTTTCGCTTCAGTTTCAATATGAATTGGCCCGTTATAATGTAACTCTCTTGCAATCATTGTAGCTCCCATTTTGCAAGCTGCAATATGCTCTGAAGACGGCGGTTTACTTTGAGTAGAACTTGATGTTTCACTAGGTTGTACTTTTGAAGATTTACCACCGCTTCCACCCGGCCCAAATTGTCCAGCGTTTTCTGGTTGTCCTCTTGGATGGTCAGCTTCGTTCCATTCATCACTACCAGTAGAGCCAAACTCAGAGCGTTCCGCTTGACTACCTTCCGCGCCCATTTCGCTAATTTGCTGTGGTTTATCGTCCATTTCTTCAATAATCTCTGGCGTAATGTTGCTGAATATTTCAGTCTTTTCAGCCAATTGTGCAAGTTCCTGCCCGGTAAGTTTCTGCGAAGTTACACCGGCATTGAACGGAGCAAGAATAGCTTCAACCCCACTCTTCGCCAATTCGGATTTATTCTCTTCACTGAGAACACGAATTGACGGAAACTTTATGTCTAAATCATCAGGCACTTCGCCAAACTCGCTCATGCAAACAACCGGATAAAGTTGCTGCATCAACTGAGGCCTCAAATCATCATTCTGCGAACCTGCAATAGCTTCTTCGTAATTACGTTCATCAGCTTCGTTTATCTGTCCCAATCCGCTTGCGTTCTTGCCAAACAGTTTTGAGTAAGGAATAGATGGAATAGAGCAAGCAGCAAGCGCAACTTCAAAGCGATCTAACACGTCAGCAACACCGCCGAAGGTGTACTGGTGAGATTCCAGCTTTCCATCCTTGCCAAGCAACAGCATGGATTGATTAGACAGTAACTCATTCTGCGCTTGCATTGTCTGTTGAAAGCGAGTCAAAGCGCCCGCGCTAGACGTTGCTCCGCTCAACAGTTGAGCTAATTCTGGATTCACTTGAGTAAGTATCTGCGCTCGAAACAGCAATTGAAGAATAGACCAAGATGCGTTATCCCTCTTTCGCATTTCTTCCATTATCAATTCACAGACAGATATACCCCAAAACATATTTGCCTCATGCTCTGGTGTAGGCACATCCGGCCCGATGAAACGCATAATCCTAGAAGCGTGTACATCAAACAACGCTTCGTTTCCATTCTGCCCATGAACGGTATAAAACTCCGGTAATCCAAACGTCAGCGGAGATTCAATATCCTGCGCCTGATTACCCTTCGGAGTAATGCCGCTCCAACGGTCAAACACAATCAAACCTTTGTACGAACCGGGATTGATTTCATCCAAGTTCAACGGAGTATCAAGAATGTTTTCGTGACCTTTAATCACCATCAGCGCCCCGGCCCCGCCGAACAGCCGCGCCCATGTGATAGCTTTCTTAATTCGCAAAGGTGTAAGTGTACGTTCGATAGTTCTATCAAAGTCTGAAATTTGATCTGGTGTTAACTCACAATTCAAACGCGGCCATGCTTTAACCATATCCTTTGCAGGAATTTCGATAATCTTTCGAGCAATCCAATGATTGCGAAACAGTGTTACCATCAACCAATAATCATTAGTCCAACGCACTAGCTCATAATCCGCGCCTTCGGCAACCGATGGAGTTTGATAACCCATGCGAGCTACTGCGTTGCGGAATGCGTCTGTGCCTACAGATTGAGGCCGCGCTAGAACGCGATCTGCAAAGCTACGATACTTAGTAACACCGGACATTTTAGGCATCTTCAATTCCTCATGCGGCAAGCGCAATCCGATACGCCGGAACCTTTGTTTGCACAAAATAGCGCAATGCATCCGGCGCATGATCGTGTTGCTTCAACGGTTCATCAATTCCAATCTTTTGTTGACGCGGATTCCACACATACGATCCTAACTCAGCGTACAGCTTTTCACAGCGTTTGTGTATCCTTATTTTCTTTTCCGCAAGCAAACTCATTGTATTTCTGATACCGTTCTCTACATCGTTATCAGCATCACAATGCCAAACGCCTTTCAATGTCATTTCAGCTTTCAGACTTGCCGCCGAAGGGTCAACAATACATTGCGCTTTAGGTGCAAACTTATCTCGAAATTCAATCAAGTCCATAACATACTGTCCATCGGTTTTCTGTACCGTTGTTTCTTTTGAATCCCAGTAGTATTCATTGTTAACCCAATAAGTATGCCCATCATCAATGATATGCAGAAACACTGTAGGATTACCAGTTCCGTAGTCGATAGGTATAAACATTTCAACGAATCCGCCAGACCCTAGCAAACCAATTGGACGTGAGCTATCTTCGTAAAGCAGTCCATCATCCATAACGTCTTTGTAAATTCCACCTTCGGCCACTACCCATTCATCGTCAATGAAACGCCGCTTAAATACTCCTTTGAACATACTTTCAAATTGAAGTATCTTAGTATTGGATAGCGACAAGTTATCGTGCATTGTGAATCGAATTGCTTCGAGAAATCCATCTTTAATCTTCTTTTCGTTGCCAAGATAATCGGTCCATAAGTAATGAAAAGGAGAATCAGCATTAGTAGTTCCATAAAAACGCGCTCCCTCTGGCGACATTCGAGATAGCAACATATCAAAAAACGATTGAGGAATTTTGACTAACTCATCGCCATACGCAATTCCAACCGTAGAGCCTCTAATGAACTTTTCCGATCCCTCATCCTTCGCCCCAACAACTCGCCACTGCGCATTACCTAACCATAGCTCGCCCGTCTGTCTATTGTAGGAATATCCCTTCGTTCCAACGAAGTTGAAAATATCATTCAACACATTATGATAGATGGTATCTTTTGAAACTCCAAACATAACCCGTTCGCCGCCCGGATTGTAGGTATTCAATCCGAATATCAACTTCGGAATCATTGTCCAGTTCTTACCGGAGCGCACAGGCCCGCGTAAGATAGTCATAAACCTATCATGTTCCGGTTTGCGGCGAATGAATCGAATTGATTTGTCAGTGAATTTAGCCATTCAATTCATCCAATCGCGGTAATTCTTCATCGCTGAGAATCATTGAAGCAAGTTCCTTCAACTTATCATCCGCTCGAATTGCGCCGTCATTCTTTGCTAAAGTCCATCCGCTAATCTTAGCGTACTCTGCAAATGCTTTAACGCGGTCTGCATGGTCAGCGTAAAGATTAACACCGATACGATACAACTCATTCAAAATGACTTCTTTTTCAACCGGCAATTTATCCAAACGTTCAACTTCGGCAAGCACTACAGGATCGAAAATCCATTCCTCCGCTATCTTCAAAACAAACAGCGGATATTTCAAACAAGTCTCTTTGCCTACAATTTGTTTTGCAATCAATCCTTGTGGTTCCGAACGCAACTCTCTTGCAACGCCTTGAAGGAGTTTAGCGAATTGCAGTTTGTAGTCAGTTTCGGTCACACGCTGATTGTAACCTAAAAAATAGGAGGCATCATTTTATGAACATATTGCATTGCAGTCCATACTCCGCCCCAAAATGTTAATTTGACCTTCGGGGGATGAGTGAGCTTATCAGCTTCAAACGCCGCATCAGCAGCGATCTTATCGCCGGATGCGGTAATGCTCTCAACGTGCGCCGCCGTTTGATGTATTGCAGGATCGTTTACAGCTTTGTCCAGGTCCGTAGTCGTGCGCGTAGCAGCCTCTAGGAGCGGTTGCGCCGCTGCGATGGACCCGTTAGCTGTCTGAAGCGCCGTAGACGCCGCCTGAGCCGTCTGGTTGACGCCAGCAAGGGTACTTTGAGCCTGTACCGCTGTGCTGTGCATGTCTGCAAACAATGTCAATTCTTGCCGGTCAAGCGTTGCGAGATTCTTGTCTTCATGGTTTGCAGCAACTTCAATTTGTCCAAACGTACCGCGAACGGTATTCAACGTCTTTGCAACGTCTGCTAAAGTTCCGCACGAATGCCCGCCGCCGCAATCTCGATTGATTGTATCGAAAGTTTGATTTGCCTTGACGCCAATACCTACAAATTCACTTTCAATCCTGTAGGTACAAAAACCCAAAGCCCCAACTGTAATGGCGACAGTTAGGGCTAGGATGGATAAACAGGTTTGCAGGGTTTTGTTCATCCAACTACAGGCGGAAAGTTAACAGCGCTTTCACTGCTCAATGCGGTTGCAAGCGAAGTTAAGTTTGTAACAATTGCCTTCGCCGCTGTAACGCTTGCTGGATTCTTGACTTGAGCAGCGGCAAGCAAACTGCTTGTGTTTGCAGCAAGTGAATTTGCAATACTCACAGTTGTTGGGTTAGCGCCAAAATCGGTAATCAAACCGTTCAACGCAATAACTCCAACGGTAATTTCTTTTACAGCAGCGTTGACCAAAGCGGAGGCAGCTGGTCCACCTTCCAAACCAGCAATAATGCTCGCTGCTCCGCCAACGTATTGAAGAGTTGTATCCGCGATCTGTTCAATCTTCGGGGCTTCGGTTGACAACTTTCCCAACTCCTTTTCGGCCCATGCGCCAAACGAATGCAGCACAGTTAGAAAACTCATTTTCGTTTCTCCTATTCACGGTTGCGGTGGTTGTTTTGGGTTAACTGTTGTAGAAGACGTTTCGGTAGTTCCCGCTGAAGCAATCGAATGTCCAGCAATAAAACCTAATCCGCCAGATATTAAAGCTACAGCTACGCCAGACAAAACGGCAAGTTTAATCTGTTCCGTAGCTGGTGAATAAAGAACAATCAAGCCTGTAATCCAACCCATACCAGCTAACAATACCGCCCAAAACGCCGATGGAAGATTTTTCATACAACCTGCCCTTGATTGCCGTCACTCGTTCTACTTGTGCGAACAGCAGCATTATATCCATCTTTCCATTCTTGTAAACGTCCAAGGCTTATATCATGCGATGTAAGCCTAACTTCAAAATGTTCGTGTTCAACAGAATTAGCGTCAAGACGTTTAACCGTTCCTGATACTTTTTCTGCCATTGTACCCCACATTATACCGCCGATACCAACTGTACCTATAAGTGTAACCGCTGAAACAATAGCAGAGATAGCAGCCCAATCCATTAGTTCACCGCTGTTTGAAAAAGATTTGCTTCCGTCTTGCGCCGATTAACCAATCCACTTGAAATGTTTGCACCAGCGTAAATCCATTTTCCAAACTGAGCAGCCGCACCAGCGTAGTCGCCAGTGTTCAAAAGATGTAGCAGCGTTGAACCTTCAAAATGTCCCGCTCCAACATTGAAAACAAAACTTGTCAACGCATCAAACTGATTTTGATTCAACGGAACTTGCACAAAGCGTATTACAGCATCGGAGGCCCAACATACATCTTCTTCTAATTGCTGCAATGCCTGTTGCTGAGTCCAGGTTAACCCAGGAACAACTTCTGGCCCTGTGTGACCGTAACCTATCGTCAATACCCCGCGAACGTCCTTGTAGGCCGTTAAACGACATCCTTCAAAGGTTTGAAGTAAAGTCAATCCAACAGGCGACATTTTTAACTGCGCGTTCAATCCCATGTGCTCAAGTGTAGCACACAAAGAAAACCGGCCCCGCTCCACAGCTTTATAGGCTATGTGTAGCGAAGCCGGAATGCTGATTTTATCGGCCTCATGCACCAGTGTGATAACCAGTACGGCGAACGGTAGCAGCCCCCGAACCTTGTTTACGCGATCCTGAAGACTCTCGCGCCGGTAACAGGCTCAACAAACCCATTATCGTATTTCTGACCTTCAACAACGTGCCGCAATGTGAACTTGCGGGTTGGAATCAACACCGGGACCGATTCGCCCTTGCGATTCAACTTCGTCTCAGTTCCAACAGTAGAGAAACGCCGCGTTGCGCTGGATACTGTCGAAGCGAACGTATTCCAAGGTTCGGGATACGCGGTTGTAGCAGCAACCACAAACGACTGTCCAATCTCCATCTTGCTAAACGGATACTCTTCGGACTTCTTTCCGCCGCGCTTCGATGGTGCCATCGGAATGTTGGATTGAAGATCGTACGTTGTTGATACCGCCACCGGCGCAACCTGAGCAGCAACCAATGGTGCAGCCTGAGCAGCAACAAGCAACGCATCAGTTGCCCGCGCTGCAATCTTGCCATCCGCGCTCTTGATTGAGGGATTAACTTGAATCTGTCCAGCTTCAACAAGTTCTTTCACATCTTGAGGATTGACAAGCGAATACCCTTGTGGTCCGTTGGTATCCGCAACGATGGTATTCAGCAAAGCGACCTTATCCGCCGCCATAGTCTTAGCTTTCTTCGCCATTTTTCATTCTCCAAGGGGTTGACCCTGAATAAACGCTAAACCTTGAACAGAATCTTGTCAAGCGAAATCAGCATCCATGAGCGATTAAATCTCGAATCTTTGCGATTCGATCCGCACATTGCGGGCAATTTTTACCGTACCTACAGGAATCAACCGGCTCAATTGAGCGAATCCGGCCCCGCTGCGTCAATCGGACTTCCAACTTTGTGCCGCATTCAGCGTAGAACTTGCGTATTGTATCGAAGGATTGAGGCGAACGGTCACAAATGTGAATGATAACGGAAGGCATACCAATATCTTGCAGTTCAATCATTTTAGCTCCAGGTAACACTTTAGATGCTGTGCCGCTTCAATCCATGAATGACAAATTGAAACAGCGAATCCGTTTTGATTCAACGCTACAATCCAGCGATCCTGCTCTAGTGACGTTTTGTTCTTTTTCGCTTTCATTTCAATCCACAAACCAGCGTATACATTGCGCGGCACAGGCAAGAACAAATCAGGTACACCAGCCTTAACGCCTTGCGCTTTCAAATTGCCAGCTTCAGCTTTATTGCGAGTACCGCCGTTTGGAATATGAAACAGTAATTGCAATTCAGGATATTTTGATTGCTGCTCTGGTAGAGAACACCAGCAAAACAGCGCCGTCTGGTGCGCCGCTTCCGATCCTGTAATTGCTAAATGCTCTGGTGTTGGGGGCATTCCGCGCTCCAATATACAATTATCATCTTATCGCCACACTGCGTTTCGTTCCAATGCTCACCAGGATGCAATACCGGACGTGTACATTTCTTGTACGGCCAAACCCACTGGATATGATTGCACAAAATACCACTTGGGCGAATTGGCTCCGCTGCCCAACTGGTAGACCTGCTAGTGTTGTTACCCATAAATTCCTTTCTTCAAAACTTAACCTTGCCGCCGCTTCAGCAGTCTCGCCGTCCAGCATAACGGTAGAAGCCTTCAGCCTATACGCTTTCCTCTACTGGTGACAGCGGCAAGGATTGGAGCGGGTCACAGTACGCTCCAATGTCAAAGTAAACAAATCACACAAACAGCAACGTACACAAGCAGGATTGTACCAACAATCTTTGCACCAGTCCAGGCAATCCAATACACCCGCTCCGGTACTGTTGTTAGCGACCACTCAACCATTTCTGTCTCTGTCTTACCAACGAGAAAATTGTGATACTTGCATGGAATTTTGAAAGGTTTCATTACCGGCCCCATCCTTTCGTTGAATTTGTCCAGCCCATTGACATTGCGATACGAGTATCAACAGCTTCACTTTCAACGGGATCGAACACTTTCGTTTCACTCGCGCAATCCGGTACAGGATATTCAGCGTCAACAGCGTTATGCAGTTCAATTACTTCCGCTGCAATTTCATCCGTGCGAAAGGTTCCTATCCAATCGCCTTCACAGTCATGTACAACGTGTTTGTTGATTGTGCCAGCAAGCCAACGCATTAGCGACCTACTTTCAGCGCAATCGGTTTGTTGGATAGATGAGTTACTTTAACAGTAGGTTTGCCAATTACACTAATTATTTGTTCAACAGCAAACGGATTAGCTTCAAGCCAAGCTGTGATTTGTTTGGCATCCTGTGGCGAGAGGTCCAACAGAAATTCCAACAACTTTTCCGGCATTGTTGCCCCATCCTTTCGAGAGTCCAGCGACCTTTTCGCTGCAAATTGATTTGACGCTACGCTTGTTGAGAAAGTGTGTCAAGGGGTTTGTGAGAATTATTTTTGCCCCTATACCAAACTAACAAACCGCATTGCAACGCGATCCGTAGTGTCTGTGCTGGTGCCGTCCGGCCACTTGATAAGGCTGTGACCTTCGGGGATAGCGTCATGCACCAGGATACCAATGCAGACGTTCACAGGGGCAGTGAGGCGTGTCCACTTCAACCGCGCCCCGGATTCGAGTTTGCGAAGTTCACTCTGAAGAATCACGAGTCACGCTCCGAAAAATGCACCAGGGAATGTAGCAAAGAACTACGACAATCAAGAGCGGTAGCGTAAACGGAATGAACACTACCGCAAACACAAGAGCAATTGCGAACACGAAAAACTTCAAGCAGCCCATTTTACTCCTTTCTGAAATTCAACGGTTGGGTTTGCGATCCTTGCCGCCATGTACCTGTGAGTGAACAATTGTCAACTGTGCCAGTCCAAGTAGCGCCAATAGCCGGTACACGAAAACTGAGCATATTACCAACAACAGCGATACGGTCAACTTTAATTCCGTTAACTGTACCTACAATATCGCCATTGTTGACGGTGGAGAACTGAAGATGAATTTGCAACGGTCCCATGCTGCCCGCATAATCGCCAATCAAAAACGCAGGAACAACGCGAACAATTCCAGGTTGGACAGGCGTTAAAGCCGATTGTTGAGCCGATGCGGTCAACGCGAAAGCGAAAAGCAAAATCCACATACGTTTCATATATCTCCTTTTCAGAGCATCTTGCGCTCCCGTAGCCGCTCCAGTGTCCATCCGCGCTTTAGAGACTACGAGTAGAAGTATGTAAACCCGAACCTCGTAGAATTGTGGAACACGCATTAAAGCGGCTATGGCAGATCAAATCTACTCCTTTTCAAGTTACGCTGTTTCCAACTGCAAGCAGCAACGATACAAGTCTACCATATCCAAGTTGCCGCGCTTCGGTGTAACTGTCCACAAACCACCAAACTGTT